CACAACAACCACCACCCCATCACTGAGAGGACAGCATGACCATTCCCACCCCGGAGCAGACCGCAGCCTGGACAGATGCTGACTACTTCGCCTTCGATGCGGTCAATGCATCGAGCCTGAAGCAGCTGGCAAAGAATCCCCTCATGTACAGGCACCGGCTGCTAAACCCCATCCCCAAGACCTCGAGCATGGTGCTGGGGTCTGCCGTGCACTGCCTTGTCTTTGAGCCCTTGGAGTTTGAAAAGCGGTATGCAGTGACTGCCCTGAACAGACGCACCAAGCTGTACAAAGAGTGGGCAGCGGAGCAGGGGGACCGTGACATCCTGACAGAAGCGGAGCATGACAAGGCGCTGCAGACTGCCCTGTGTGTCAGTGAGCATCCCATGATGTCTGAGCTGCTGGCCCACCCCGGTACTCAGGTGGAGCGTGCCATTGTGTGGCAGGGACTCTTCGGGCCGTGCAAGGCCAAGCTTGACCTGCTGCACTACAGTGAGGAACACGGGCTCATCATCATTGACCTGAAGACCACAAGCAGTGACCTCGATGAGCACACTCTGACGCACACCATGGGGAAATACCTGGTACACCTGCAGCTCTACCACTACCGGCATGCTGCCTGTGCCCTGCTGGACCTGCCCTACTATGCAGTCGAGAAGATGCGACTGGGGGCACTGTACGTGCAGACTTCTGCCCCACATGACACCGTGCTGTGTGAGCTGAGCCCCAACACCATCATGGCATCAGCTGACCTGTACAAAGACCTTGCTGACCTGTACGAGGGCTGCAAGACCATGGGCCTGTGGCCCGGATACAACAAGGTTCGGACTGTTGACATCCCGGACTACTACACCACCATCAAGATGTGAGAGGACAACATGCCAGCATTCATCACCATCACTGCCCGGCTTGCCCGCCCACCTGAGGTGCGCGACACCAACAGCGGTACCACCATCTGCAACCTGACCCTGCCCAATGATACGGGCTGGGGTGACAACAAGACCACGAGCTGGTGGACCTGCACCCTCTTTGGCAAGCGTGCAGAAGCAGCAGCCAAGCACCTGCAGAAGGGGCAGTGGGTCACTGTGAACGGGGAGCCCAGCCTGCGCACCTATGAGAAGCGTGATGGCAGCAAGGGCTTCAGCCTTGAGGTCAAGGTCAGTGACTGGGCATTCTGTGGCCCCAAGGTGCAGCAGGATGCACAGTCTGGGCAAACTGCCCAAGGCTATGGCAGTCAGCCCTTGGGTGACTTGCCTTTCTGAGCCTTGCGCTTCCCCGCCTTGCTGAGGGCTATGGCCACGCTCTGCCGTTGGCTGTAGCCCTCCTTCTTGAGCTTCTTGATGTTGGCGCTGACCGTCTTGTCAGACTTGCCGGACTTGAGAGGCATCTACCCCTCCACCTGGTCAAGGGCTTCCCGGATGCCATCGAGGACATCACCCCTGCCCTCGAGGATGGCACTGACCACATAGCCAATGGCAATGTCACTGATGCGCTCCCACAGGGCATTGCGGGGCTCAATGACTGCATCCAGCACCTCCACAATGGTCTGTCGGTTGCCCACCACGATTGCACGCCCAAGCCGGCGCAGCTTCTCACGTCTTTGCTCTTGTGTCATGGCTACCTCTTTGGGATGGCTTTGCTCTTGGCTCGCTTGCCTGCCCGTTTGGCAAACAGCGCATCTTGTACGTCTTTCTTGCTGGCTCGGGTGTTGGGGGTCTTTGCCTTGCTGACCACCTTGGTGGGCCTGCAGTACTGGCTCTTCGCATCACCACTGTGCCCACAGGGCTTGCCTGTCTTCTTGTCTACCCACTTTTCCCGTGCCCATCTGCGCAGGCTCTTGCCCTTCTCCCCCTTCCTGACCTGCCCTTTGCGCTTCCTGCACTTTGCCACGGCTTGAGAGGCACGGGCAGACGGCCACACCTTGTACCGGCTCTTGACCTCTTTGGTGCAGGCATCATCAGCCATCGAGGGCCACCAACTGCCAGTGCGGCCCATCTTTGAATGACTGCCAGTCCCCGCCCCACTCGAGGCGATGACCTGCACCCACCTTGCCCTGCTCCTGCAGACGCGCCCACACAGCTTTGATGTGGGCAGCAAGGGGATGGTAATAGTCCCAGTCCCACGAGATACCGCCCACATAGGGTGCTGCATCCACAGCCATGCTGGGGAACCGATTGTGGTAGCTGTTGGGCCATGACAGCTGTGAGGCACCGGATGCCTTCAGCTCATTCTGCTTGGCCTCATCCCGGTACCCCTCGAGGATGCTGATGTCAGACGGGCAGGCAGGGTCTGCCAAGGCCTCAGTCATCAACAGGATGAGGTCAGGATGACAGGACTGCAGGCGCTGCAGGCTTCTCGAGGAGTATGCCCAGCTCATTTGGTCACCTTGCTCACAGGCTTCTTGCTCCACATCTTGCAGCTCCAGTACCGCGCCTTGTTTGGCGGCCCGGGCTCGCTGCAGTTGTGGCGGTCCCTGAAGGCCTTGCGCTTCTTGGGGTTGTCTCGCTTGATTTCCATGTCAGGGTCACCGAAGCGCACAGTGTACTTCTTGCCCTCGTAGGTGCCCTGCACCACAAACTTCTTGCGCCCATATCCGGGCTCACCCTTCTTGATGCGACGTGGGCCGGCCATCAGCTTGCATCCTTCAGGGACTCAATGCGAGCGTACAGCCCACCCACTTTGCGCTCAATCCTGTCTTGCTGCTCTTTGGTCTGTGTCATGGTCTGCAACCATGCCTCGCGGTCCTTGGCATGCTCATCAAGCATCCGGTCAACGCTTGCCAGATGTCGCTCCACATAGGCCTTGGTAGCTGGCACAATGGTGTGGACAAAGAACCGATACAGCCCCAGCCCCATACCAAGCAGCAGGATGAGGCTGGAGGTGGGGCCTGTGGCAAGGGTCAGCAGGGTGTTGTCATCCATTGCTCAGCCTGGTTCAGTGGTGCGCAAGGCATCGAGGACAGCCCGCGCAATGATGCGGGAGTCAGTGGCATTGGGGCTGTACTGGTTGCCGGGGTCATACGATGCCAACCAGTCTGCCCGGTCTGAGTCAGGCAGCAGCACAGGGATGATGGTGACCGGCTGCACCTCCTCGAGCTGCTCCACAGTCACAATGGCTCGGATGACATCACCATCATTGATATACACAGTGGGCATGCTCAGGACTCCAGAAGGTCAGTGAAACGCATCACGGCGTAGTGCAGCTGAAAGGGTGTGCTGGTAGTGCCTGCAACCATGGTGTGGGTATTGTTCAAGATGCCCGCACCAAGGTACACATAAAGGTTGGCACTGCTGGTCTGTGTGTTCTGGTTGGCTGTGCGCGTGTTGTTCTCGAGCACTGCCCCGGTATCATGGCGCTGAGCAAAGAAGGTGGCAGTGCCCACCTCCTGCTTGCCCTTGGCGGCCCATCCGAACACGCTGTCTGTGTTTGCGTTGCTGTACAGCAGGTCATTGGCAAGGCTGAAGGCGCCCACCTGGTATGTGGTGGCACCGTTGCTCTGTGCATGCACGATACCAAGGCCTCTCTGCGTGGAGACTGCACTTGCTGTGGGGTCGACAATCGTGCCCCACACATTGATCTGCGGGTACCCACTCGATGGGTGGGTAGGCTCGGGCAGCACAATGCGCAGGGCAGTCACGCTGGCATCTTGCGCATCCACCTGCACCCCGGATGCCTTGGCCAACTTGTACCACCTCGGACCCGTAAAGTTGGTGCCCCCTCCGGGATTGTAGTCGGCCGACCCGCTAAACGCATTCCATGTGATGGTGTGGAATCCATCAGCATCGATCGTGATGGTGTCCACAAGGCCATCAGGGTCTTCCAAGGTCCATGTGCCATCTGTGAGGTCCACCTGCTCAGTGGTGATGGCAGACAGGCCCGTGCTGACCATACGCTCAGTAAAGCTGATGGAGGTGGTGAGTCCATCCTTGGTGGCACCCACTCGCACCTGCACCGCGTCCCCACCACTCGCACCGCTTGGAGCAGTCCAGCTGGGAGATGTGGTGGTGCTGTCGGTCACAGTGACTGCGCTGCCATCGCTGGCGAGCTCCACAGTAGTGCTGAGCGTAGCCCCGTCCGGGTTGCTGATGGCGAGCGACCGCGCACCGGCAGTGACTGTGTAGGCCTCGCCGTCCGTGCGACCGGTGACAGTCAGGCCCGGGGGAGTGCTGCCACCCGGAGCCGCGCCGCCACTGGCACCCGTGGTGGGGTCAAAGCATGGGGTGATGGCCATGGCTCACTCCTGCCAGAAGCATTCAGAACCCGTGAAGACAGGGTTGCTGGTTGCGTTGTCGACCTTGACAAACAGGTACAGGGTGCCATTCCCTGGTCCTGCAAGGTCTTGCCACAGGGGCATGTCCACCTTGAACATGGCACACTTGGTGCTTGCAGTGGTGATGCCTGCCACAAGGTCTGCCTCAGTATCGGGCACCAGTACAATGTCACCGGCTGCATCTTCGCACAGTCGGATGGTGACCTTGGTGGCACTGGTTGCACTGGTGAGCACAACCTGCAGCCCATTCACAATGCCTCGAAAGTTGACAGCCCGCATGCTGTCAGGCAGGTCAGCAAGCAGGTCATGGGCATGCACAGCAGTCAGGCTGAAAGCTGTGCCGACTGCTTCAGTACCCGTGACCGGGTTGTGGTGCAGAAAGTGGGTAATCTTGGTGGCCATGCGTCTCTCCTCCTCATGGACTGACTACGCGCCCACAGTCTATCACTCCGCTGTCCCCATGACCTCAGCAATCTGACGCAGTTGCTCCCTTCTCACAGCCTCAGGGTCTGCCCTGCCCCGCTCGAGGGCAGCGCCTGCCACAGCCTGCCCGGCTGTCTTGGGCAGCAGGTCACCTGCATAGATGCGCTCGGGCTCCCTGCCCTCCTTGAGCTCGAGGCCTGCAGTGCCTCCCACAAGTGCCTTCTCGATCACCTCAGGGGTCAGGCCCCTCATGTACTTGAGCGTGGCAAGCCCATCCTCAGAAGGCTTGAAGACCTTGTAGAGGGGCAGCCCTCTCTCATCCCTGCCCCACAGCAGGTGCGGCATATCTTTGGGCGCCCGAGTCCAATACTGGGGAAGGGTAGGGTGAGCCAGCCCCTCAGGTGGTGGCTCATCTTCTGGCTTGAATACCCGCTCGAACCAGTCCCATGCACCGTGCTGCCTGCCCAAGTCTGTGCTGTGGGCATACAGCGCAGCAGCCCAGAACATCTGCTCATCACTCACAGGGGCAGCACCCTCGATGCCTTGCGTCTGATACTCAGACCCTGTGGCACGCGCCTCGAGGGCATCCTTGGCCCGCAGAACACCGGGCAGGGCTGCATCTGTCAGGGCTCGAGTCAGGGTCTCAGTGCCCTCCACCACCTGGTGGACAGTATCCCCTGCCTGCTGCGCACCACTGATGATGCGCTTGAGGTCAAGGTACAGCTGGTCTGCCTGCCTGCCCATGGTGAGGGCTGTTTCTGCAGGAGCAAAGACAGGCACCTCAGGCCCAAAGTAGACCCCATCGCCTGCAGTCACAATGCCCAAGGTCTTGAGCGCCTTGTCTCCATGCAGGTTGTGCGGGTCTTGCGCTCGAGCCTTCTGAATCTGTGCCTTGAGCAGCATGCGAGCCTTGGCAGGGTTGGCCATGATGGCACGGGCAAGCTCTGTGTACAGCTTGGTGTTGCCGGCTGCTGTCGCATAGACCTGCCCCAGCACATTGCGGATTGCTCCGGGTACCTCGGAATAGTCAAACAGTGCGCGGCGGGCATACGCTGCAGCAGCTTCCGGGGTGGCACCCTTCAGCAGCTGTGCCTCAAAGGCTGCCTGCCTCATGCTGTGCTCAATGGCTTCAGCCGTCCGGGTGTAGAAGCTCTTGTCGAGTGGGCTGAGCTCTCGCTTGACCACACCCTCAAGCGGTCCCTCTGCTGCCCGTCGAGCATCCCTGAGGATGTCATTGGCAATGCTGCCCACCCGTTCTGACTCCACTGTGGAGTACCCCAGCCCCAGCTCCTCACCCAAGTCCTTGAGCTGCTTGCCGGTGTAGTACACCCCATCATTGGTGGTCAGTCCCCCACCGTAGATGCGCCGCCTGAGCAGACGTTCTGTGATGTCACCGGACTCCTTGAGTCCCACAGTGAGCAGGGGTGTGAGGGCTTGCCGGAACAGGGCAGCAGGGAACCCAATGACATTGGGGAGCACATAGCCATAGGTGGCATTGTTGATGATGTTGCGCTGCCCGGTGCCAAAGAGAAACTGCGCTACCTCACCCAGCACCGTCTGCAGCGCACCACGGGCACGGGGGCTGATGCCCTCGATGAACTCGGCAAACTCCTCCCCATTCTCTGCAAGCACTCGCTCAGCATGCGACTGCCGCACATCATAGACCCGCTGCCTTGGGATGTTGCCCCTGCGCAGCCTTGGCACCTCTCGAGGGTCTGCCTCCATCAGCGCAGTCAGTACCCGTTCAGACCCTGCAGGCCTTTCAGCTGCTGCGCGTGTCACTGCCTCCACTGCGCTGCCCACCTGCTCAGTGTACCGGCCCTTGGCTGCCAGCGCCTTCTTTGTCCCCTCATCGACGGCCACCTTCAGCAGTGCCTTCTGGTAGTCCGGGGCAAGCCATGAGGTGAAGCGAGAGGTACCCCGCGCACCTGCAAGACCGGGCACATTGGCCTTCATCAATGCCTGGTCGACTGCCCGCAGGGAGTCCACTGTGGGCATGAACATCGGTGACAGGCCTGTGGTGGGTATGAGTCCCCTGTCTTTGGCAAGCTCCAGAAGCCTGACGCCTCGCTCCTCATCGCCATACACCACACCCATGACCTTGCCCCATGCCTCCTGTGTGTCCAGTGGCTTGGGTGCCTTGGCAAGCTCCTCCACAAGGATGCTGTCCACTGCCTCATCTGCGTTGCCCAGTGCGCGTGCCTTGGCTGTCATGCGCTGCCCGATACGGCGCAGCTCCGTCTGTGCTGCTGCCCGGATGTTGGCACGGGCTCGGGCTACCGCTGCAGTCTCCTCCTCGAGGCCGATACCGCGCCCCAGCACAGCCTTGACCCTACGGGCAGTGGGTGTCTGCAGCGCCCGGCTCTTTGTCAGCAGCTCGATGCCACGGGTCTGCCCCTCGAGGAAAGTCTGCGCTGCAGTCAGGTCACGAGCAAGCCTTGCCTGCTTGGGTGCCTGTGTGATGGCATGCGAGTCCTCAAGCAGGGTGGTGGCCTCCCTGCGCAGGCTCGCAGGCATGTCCGCCCATGAGTCATACCGGCGCACCTCATTGCGCACAGCATCCGGCAGACGGTCTGCCACATCCTTGGGGCTGCCCCCAAAGACCTGCCTGCGAAACTGCCCAAGGGATGCCCGCATGGTGGGCTCGAGGGCTCGAGGCACACCCACATTGCTCGTCACCATGACCACATCATCAGGCACATTGAGGGTGAGCTGCCTGCCAAAGTAGGCAGTGTTTTCCTTCAGGATGGGCGCCACATCCCGCACAATCTGGGCAGGGGTGTCACTGGTGGTCTTGATGGCCTTGATGGCAGCGTCTGCTGTGGCCTCATCGAGCGCCCCAGATTTCAGCACATTTTCAGCCACCTTTCTGGCTACCCGTCCGTCTGATGCCCTGCCCACAGTCACTGCTGCTGCAACGTCTGCCACGGGGTTGGCCACACCCAGTGCTGCTGCCTGTGCTGCCTTGGTGAGCCTGCCCTGAGGCTTTGCCTGCTGCACTGCATTGGTGGCCCGCACAAAGGCCTTGCCTGCTTCTGCTGCTGCCTTGTCGACCTTGGCCAACTTTGCCAGCCCCTTGGCTCCCTTGGCAGCGGTACCTGGACCTGCAGGAATGGCGATTTCAGACAGGCTGCCCGCATAGTAGGCTGCATCCGGGTCACCCCAGACCGTTGCATACCAGTCCCGTACAGCAGGGGCGTCCAGAAACTCATCGCCCATGGTGCGCCCTGCTGTCACGTTGCGAGCAATGCGCACCTGTTCAGCAGCCTTCCACCCCTCAAAGTCCTCGAGCGGGTTGGGCACCTCCACCACTGCCACAGTGCGCCGTCCCTCAGGGTCAAAGGTGGTGAGCTTCCGAGTCTGTGAGGTGGTGGCCACTCCGGGTGTGGGCACTGCAAGCTGTGGGATGGACCGCACAAAGTCCTCGAGCTTCTGCCCTGCCTCCTCATCGAGCATGCCCACAGCCTTGCGCAGGGGGGCTGTGGGAAGCTGCAGGGGATACACCACATCCGGGATGCCAAGGGTGCGCCGCGCCTGCGCAATGGCAAGCCCAAAGTCATCAGGGTCGACCGGTACGCCATTGGCATCCACCTCGTACCCCAAGCCCCGGAAATAGCCCTCTGCAGCAAGGGCAGACACCCATCCCATGGTGCTGCGCAGGGCTGCACCCAGCTCCGTCTCCACCACACCCTTGGCCTCATCTGCCCGAGTCAGGATGCCGGACAACACAGGCCCTGCAAACTCGAGGGCGCTGACCTCTTCGCCTTCTGCGACGCGCCGGTCAATGTCTGCCTGCTCCGCTGCAATGCGCTCACCAATGGCACGGGCAGACTCAGCCCCCAGCAGTGGCTGCAGGGCAAAGGCCTCAATGGTCTCCTCCTCCGGGGTGGGTGGGCGCACCTCACCCTCAGGGGTGACAATCCGGCGCTCAGTCAGAAACTCACCGGAGGGCAGTACGGCAGGTATCTCCTCCTCGATGATGCGGGTGGGGCGAAAGAAGGGCGCAGCCTCAGGGTCTACAGGTCTGGGCTCAGGGACACCAGGCTGCACAATCTGGGTGGCTTGCCGTACCTGCTGTTCGGTCTCTCGCTCGAGGAGTCGGGCACGCTCAGGGCTGCGCTCACCCTCAGGGATATACGCCTGCCTTGCCTCCATCTGCTGCTGTGCTGCTGTCCTTGCTGCCTCCTCCCGTGCTGCTGCGAGCTCCTGCGCAGGAGGGATGACAGGCGGTGGGATGACAGGAGGGGCTGCAGGTGTGGCAGGGATGCGCGGCGCAGGGATGACTCCCTGCTGTTGGAGAATCCTGACCACCTCCTCCTGTGGGAGGTCATCGGGAAACTCATAGACGGTATCGCCTACCTCGTAGTCCATGGCATCACTCGAAAGACTGGGTGGCTGGATTCCACTTGAGACGCTTTGGCGCAGGCTCGGGCGCAGGCTCGGGCGCAGGCTCAGCCTCACCGGCTGGGGCTGCTGTGATGACGGTTTCCGGCAAGGTGGTCACCTGCCGCGCAGGCTCGGGCGCAGGAGGAGGGGCTGGGGGCAGGGGCTGCCCGCCTGCAAGCACCTGCTCAATGCTGCTGAATGCCCGGCTGCCCGGTGCAGCGAGGGTGGGCTGCTTGCCCTTCTCATACACCACATAGCCCCGGTCAGTCTGCCGATACAGGAAGTTGGGGTCTGTGGGGTCTGCCACAATCTCACTGACTCGGGCAGGCGCAGGGGCAGGCGCAGGGGCTGCAGGCTCGGGCTCATCGAGGTCAATGGGTCGGAACCGTTGGGCTACCGCTTCCTCTCGGGTCTCAGGCTTCTGCAGACGCTTCACAAAGAGGGCCTGCTGGTCAAGCTCCTGCTCCAAGTCTGCAGTGATTTCCGCATCTGCCTGCGCAGCCTGCTCCTGTGCCTTGGCTGCCCGTTCCTTGGCTGCCTTCTGCAGCTCACGCTGAGCAGGGGCCTGCAGGCCTTGGCTGTCGTATTCCTTGACAGCAAGGGCAAAGGCAAGCCCCTCCTGCAGCTCCTCACCCTCAAGCACCTTGCCCAGTTGCCGTTCCACCTTCTTGAGGTCATACGGTCTGCCCGTGGCATCGAGCTGACGGATGAGGTCACGCGCAAGCCGTTGGGGCTTGCCTACAGCCTCAAGCTCTACGTCTGCGCTGATGATGTCATTGAGGATGTCATCTGCCCGCACCATGGCCTTGTAGTAGGGGCTTTTCTGGTACTGCAGAAACCGTCCTTGGTTCAGGTCAGGGTCATACCCTCGAGCAATCAACTCACGTTTGACCCGCTCAGTACCTGGGTCTTTGTACTGAGCGCCCGGTGCTTCTGCCCGTGCCTGCTGAAGCTGTGCCACCCGCTGCCTTGACTGCAGCACCTCAGGCTCAAAGTTGACCCTCTGGTCATTGCGGTATGCCTTCTTCGCCTTGGCCTCATCGTACATGGCCTTGGCAAAGTTGTAATCCTCCTCGCTTGCAAAGTCCTCCACAGCAAGGACACCATCCTGCAAGGCACCAAGGGCAGCCTCAAGGGCATCCTGTTCCGTGCTGAAGCTCACACCCTCGGGCGCTGCAGTCTGCTCCCTGCGCTCCACAATGGCCTGTCCATCGTAGCCACCCCGGATGCCTGCAGGCCCTGCGAAAAATGCAGCCTCGAGCTGCTGCTGCAGTGCACGCTCAGCTGCCTGCTCCTCAGGGCTGACCGCTCGAGGTGCGCCACTGGGTGCCCTGCCCCGTGCCACTGCCTCAAGCTGCTGCCGCACCTGCTGAATCTCTGCTTCCTCGAGTCCACCCCGCTCGAGGATGCGCACAAGTTGGGCGCCCTGCTCCGGGGTGGTGTCTGCAGTGATGGACTCGAGCGCAGTGCGCAGGGCTGTCTCAGGTTGTCTGCCTGCGCCTACAGTCAAGCGGGTGAGCTCCTGCACCTGCTCCCTTGGAAGCTGCAGGCCTTCTGCCCGTGCTACGCGCCCTGCTGCCACTCGTCGACGGGCAGCATCCTCACCGGCATACTGCTGCTGCAGCAAGGCCTGAGCACTGCCCAAGTCCTGAGGCCTGACCCGAAAGACCTCCTGCAGGTTGGTGAGGTTCTGCCGCTCGGACTGGATGAGGCTGTCGAGATAGTTGAGCCTGTCCTGCTCCGCTTGGATGTCGCGGGTGATGTCCTGATACCGCTGATAGCTGGCAACAGTCCGCGCGTATTGCTCGAGGTAGGTAGGCCGTCGACCGGCAAAGGATGTGGTGGGCATGGTTACCTCAGACGAGTCCGCCAAAGGAGCGGTCTGTAGTGGGAGCAGGGTACATGTTCAGCAGGTCAGCATCTGACAGCTTGGGCACTTGTGCCTCTGCAAGTTTGGCCTGGTGTGCCATCTGCAGACCTTGCATGCCCACCTGTGCTGCCCCACCCAACCCAAGGCTCACGATGGCAGCATTGGCAGCCTTGAGCGCCTGTTCTGCCCCAAGCTGCTGCTGCTCAAGGGCCTGAATCCGTGCACGCTCCTCCTCGGCTGCTGCCCGGTCTGCCTCGAGGATGGCAGCCTGCTGCTGTTGCTGGATGCCCCGGAGGGTCTGCTGCTCAGCCTGCTCAGCAAGGAAGATGTCGCGTCCACTGACAGCCCTGCCCCCTGCCTGCTGTGCTGCCTGCTGGGTGAGCTGCATGGCCTCGAGCTCTCGGGTGACTCCTTGCTGTGAGGCAAGGAAGCGCCGGCGCAGTGCTGCCTCCTCGCGCCCTGTCAGCCCCAGCTCACCGGCACGCTGCCTGCGCTGTAGCCGTGCAAGCTCAGCCCGTTGTGAGGATGTCAGCTCTGCAGCCTTGGCAGCCCTGCGCTGCCCAATGCCTTGCGCGACCCCTCCGGCTGCTTGCATTGCTCCCAGTGCGATGAGTCCCGCACCAATTCCGATGGCCATAGGTCACCTCAGAGGTAGAAAGTCTCGATTGATACGCCCCAGTTGACCACAGCCACCCGGTCAATCTGAGAGTGTGCGGCAAGGCCAAAGGTGGTGATGCCGTTGGGTGCCTCATACATGAAAGTGCCGTCCCTGCTCTGATAGGCGCCTTGGATGGTGTAGGGACGCAGGGCGCTCACCACTGAACCATCCCAGCCGTTGGTGTCAGTGTTGATGTTGATGTTGTTTGCTGCCTCTTGGGCATGCATCCGGTACTGACTGTAGGCTGTATCCGGGGTGCCCACATAGGGCGCTATCCAGACCTTGCGCTCAGCCTTGGTGCTGTTCTGCCCTGCGCCTGTGCTCTCATCTGGCCCTGCCTCCACCTCCCACCAATAGTGGAACAGCATGGTGCAGGCCCTGCGAGCATCCACAGTGATGGCTGTTTGTGGGATGGGGTGGAACGCATTGGAGCTCGTCCGCCCACCTCCTGACAGGTATTTTGTGCAGAAGGTCAGGCGCACCAGTCCGCTATCGCTGCCCCCTTGGTGTCCGCTGACACCGTGCTGCACTTGGCTGAAGGGCTCATAGACTGGGGGCTGGATGTGCCGGGTATCAATCCACTGCACATTCTCGATGTCACCCGCAATGATGCCCCCATGAAGATACACCCGCAGGGCCTGATAGTTGCCCTCGAGGTCTGCACTGGTGACCGTGGTGCCATCCACAAAGGTATTGGGCGGGCTGAAGCTCATGCCATCCTCTGCTTGATGACAGCAAGGTTGCCACCATTGTACTCAAGGGCTGCATCTGTGCTGAAGGTGGTGTCATGCACCAGATAGTTCGTGGTGCCCACATGCCACGGGTGCATGACTCCCTTGACCACAAGGCGCAGCCCGTAGATGGTGAGGTCACTGCCTGTGCGAGGGTAGTACCAGGCGCCCGACACACCGCGCCACTCAAGGTTTCCCGTCTCAGATGCGATGGGCAGGGTGCCTTGGTTGGGCGCTGCCATCCTGAGGTCTGCAGGCACTACGCTCGAGGCCTCACAGATGGACAGGGCGTTGCCTCTCTTTGCACCGATGACCGTGGTGAAATCCGACTGACCGACCACAGGGACATAGTTGGTGCGGGCGCTACTGGTGATGTCCCACTCAAGGTAAAAGACCCAGCAGGCGCCCCAGGTGCTTGCAGGTTGTGCGCCGCCTGAACCGTTGTTGAAATCGTAGTAGGCAAGGCTGCCCGCAGTGTTCCAGTTGGTGCCATCATCGGGCTTCACACTGAGGTTCCAGTACACCCGCAGCACCTCACCGGGGCTGATGGTGAGGCCTGCCCCAAAGCTCATATCTGTGGGGTTGCCTGCTCCATCCTCGATGGGGTGAGCTGCTGCAGGCATGGCAGTCATGCCGTTGACTGTGACCGTGCTGCTGTGCTTCCAGTCATTGAGCCCAAGGGTGACCTGCTGTTGATAGGTCTGCAGCCACACCTTGGCAAACTGGGGCAGGTCATGCGCTGCATCCCTGTGGTTGAACGCATTGAGGTCTGTCTGGGTGTAGACGCTGAAACGGTCATTAAGTGACGCCGCATCGAGGGTGTCACCATCATTGACTGCTGCCCGTACGATTCTGCTCATCTCCACCTCCCCACAGCCAAGTACCGCATGCCCCAAAGGTGCGCCTGTGGCACCACATCCCCTGCAGTAGTAGCAAGGGCATCATCCTCAGAAGGGCCGGTGAGGCGATACTGCAGGCGCACAGTGACATCACCCTGAGGCAGCAGCTTGCTGCCGATGACCCGAAAGGCCTCATGGTATGCCGGTCCCCTGCGCTCAGCGATTGTGACACCGTTGGCAATGATGCGCAGATTGAGAAACTTGGGATTGTACGGGCGCTGGATGGTAGCCCCTCGAGCCATGCCACCCATGACATAGGCATTGCCTGCCCACTCGATGTGCAGCATGCCCCCTTTCCATCCGGTCAGGGTGATGCCTGAGGCAGAAGACACGTTCTGCCAGCCCCCTGCATACGCGCGGTATGCAGCTGCGTTCCATGCATTGTCGGGCACAGCAGCTGTGTAGATGCTCGTGTCCTGCTCTCCGTTGTCTGCATAGTCCGCATCGACATAGACCCGCTGCAGGGCATAGTCTTTGACGCGCGTCTGGTTGGCATAGCCCTCAGGCAACTGCTCTCGGTCAAGGGTGGTGATGCTCGACTGCTGCGCCCGCAGCTCATCATTGACCGCAGAAGGGGAGACTGTGGCGCCCTGTGTGGCGTCTCTTTGTGCCCATCGCCTCATGCTCTCCGCCCCATGATGACCTTGGCGCCCTTGGTGTTGTACATGTATTCGTGGCCCACAAGGATGATGTCTGCAGTAGTCTCGAGCTCAAAGCAGAACCATGCAGCAGACTGATGGGCCACACTGTAGCGCAGGGGCACCAGACGTTCTTTCTGGTATGTGGCAGGCGCACCCAGCAACGTGATGTCAAGGGTGGGCAGCACAGCAGCATCAGGAGGCTGTGCCAGATAGGTGCGCTCGAGCACAGGGGTGAGGCTGAAGTCTTTGTAGTGCCGCATGGTGATGCTGGCGTCACCCGTAGTCATCACCCAGATGGTCACATAGGTGACCTCTTTCTGCAGCTGGGGGTCTCCTGCTGAATACCAGGCTGAGCGGTAGGTACTGGTGGGCGGGTCATCAAAGACCATACCCTGCTCTTGGATGGAGCTGCCCAGTGCACGCTTGCCCGAGAGGACAAACAACCCGCGTTCTGTGTTGGGGTCTCCTGATTCTGCCCCTGTGTTGTGACCGAAGATGACCGTGCCATCTGCCCGAGTAGCAAGGGCGCCCACAGGGAAGCCCCTGCGAGTGCTCCATGGGCTCAGGCGCTGAGAGTCCACAAGGGCAAGCCGGTCAAGGTGCAGCACCAAGCCAAGGTTGGGGCGGTCATTGCCGTTGGCAGGGAAGTACACATGGTATTCCCTGAGGGCTGCGCTGAAGACTCCCTGTGCCTTGGGCAGGCAGTCAGGGGTCATGCGCTCGATGACCTCATCCTGCCCCACAGTCAGGTTGACAGCATCCTGAATGGCACCACCCTGCAGGCCTCCTGTGAGGGCATAGACCCCATCCAAAGCAAGGAAGACCACACCCAGCCCCGGTACCGCTGCAATGCTGTGGGGACTCAGGCATGTGATGCTGTTGCTGATGGTGGTGACTTGGAAGCCCTGCACAAAGTCACCGGTCACCACGTCGATGCCCTGCTCTCGGAAGACCAGAAGCGTTGTGTAATGGGCGAAGAGCCCGGTGACTGCCCCACCCTCACTGCTCAGCTGAATGAAGTTGGTGGCACCAAACTGCTCGATGAGTCCAGGCTGAGAGTAGTACAGGGACAGGCCATCATCAATGCCCCCATCAAGCCACAGGCTGCCACCGAACAGGGCGCTGAAGCGTGCGCGGGGGGCAGGCAGGGGACCAGTGGCAAGCTCAGCCTGAGGCTGCCCCAGTCCGGGTGAGCGCGTCGCATCAAAGAACAGGTCTTCTGTGTTGTTCCGTACAATATCGAGGAAGTACAGGGTGGTGTCCCCCACAAACTGCCAGTCGTCGCTGTAGTTGCGGGTGCGGTACAGCTTCCTTGCTACGGTCCCCTCAGGCCCCACAGGGAGCTGCACACCCACTGTGTGCCGGAAGCCTGCACTGTCCACCACAGGACTCCATGCGACGGTACCCAGCTCGCTGGCAGGCCCCTCGCTGCCCGTGTTGGTGATGAAGCTGACCGCATAGGCAAACTGTGCCTGATTGTCTCCGGACTCAGCACCTGTGCCTGTGTTGCCGGGAAAGCCCAAGCCCCATCTGCCACCGTCTGCCACCCCTTCAGGGTTGTCCAGATTCCAGATGGTGAGGGCAGTGCCCTGAGTGGTGGGGGTGTAGAAGGGGTCTGCTGCGTTCTTTGCAGGCATGGTCTGCACCGGCAAGGGCTCGGGAGCGATGGGCTGCCCAGCAAAGCCAAAGGGCCGGATGCATCGAGTGATGGCAGGAGATGCTTCTGCTGCGTCACCCAAGGGCCATGGGTTCACAATGACAGGACGGTCCACACCATTGGTGACGATGACCCCGTAGGGGGTATCCGTGAACCATGACCCTGCCTCTGTGGGTGTGGGGATGTGGCGCCCCTCTGCAAGGGTGAGCAGTCCGGGCACTGCAGGGGACTCATATACATAGGACAGCTTGCCGTCTGCTTCGAACAGCACCGCCTGCCTTGCGCCGCCTGCGAGCTGCTGCGCAACATGCAGGGAGGTGACAGGGCCAACAGTCTGGAAGGGCTCCCAGTTGGGCTGCCCGGTCCTGTACTGTTCGTAGCCGATACGGCTGCTCCACCCACCGGATACCCGGTCAAGAGTCCAGTTCTGCAGGCGCCCTGCATCCTGAGGATTCTGGGGCAGGCGAGTAGCCAGCCCTCCTGCAAGCGGTGTCTGGTATTGGCTGCCATTCATGGTGTGAACGTCAACTTGCCATAGGGGTTGCGCACGAACCGATACCCTGCAGTGGGTGTGCCCTTGATGATGCGGCGCGGCACCTCCTTGAGGTACCTCCGCTCCATGGCCTTGTACAACAATGCCTACTTGCGCTGATAGACCTGAGACAGTGCAGGGTTGCCTCACTTCAGGGTGATTGCCTCTAGCCTCGCAAAGGCCAACACCGGC